TTTCCAACAAAAATTTCGGTATTAGCTAAGGTATCACTTAAAGACCCAGGAGAATCTGGGGCTGCTATAAATGAAGAGGTTGAAGAATCGTACGTAAAAAACCCAATTCCGTCAGCATAAGAAATTAAAATGTAATCAGTATCAACCCATTCAAAATCACCATTTTGAATGGCTTCTATCTCAGAAACTTGAGTTGCGACGTATCCAGAAGTTGTAATCGTTGCTAAGTCCGCATCATCTGTTATGCGGACAATTGAAGGTTCTACGCCCCAATCGCGCGAAATGGTTAAAATCATTTTATACTCTCCCTGTAATTTTTAAATGATTACCTTATTTTTCTACGCCTCATTTTATCAAGATTATCAACACCTAAAAATCCATCTTTTTCAATCATGGGGTCCGAATCTGATAATTGAGAATCACGAGCATTCTTTGCTCTATCAATTTGTTCATTATAACCTACTCTTATCTTCCTGTCAGCACCGTCATTATCATTTCTGCCAATTTTTTTTTCTTCATAAGCCATATCATTTCTCCTTTAGGCTCATTTCCTTTTCTTAGAGCGCCTGGCCTCTGAATAGGCTATAGCCACAGCGACCTTTTGGGGCTTCCCAGAATTCATCTCACGTCTAATATTCTCAGAAAACCCAGCTCTTGTTCTAGCCTTCTCTCCATGCACTAATGGCATTAATATCTACCTGATTCTTTTTTAGGTTCTTTTTTTGATTCTTTTTTCTTTTTCATATCTTTTTTACCATCTTTTTTCTTATGCTCTTTCATTATTTTCCCCTTGATTACATTTTCTTTTCATGATGCTTTAATTTAGATTCATGATGCTTTAATTCTTTCATATGGTGTTTTACCATTTCTTTATGGTGATGATGCATATGTTTATGAGATTCTTCTCTATGATGCTCTTTTTTTTCATGCCTAGCATGATGTTCTTCTCTTTTTGCCATTTCAATACCTCCTATCGTTTATGAAGTTTACGTAACGTTTCTGCAAGTCTAGCTCTTTTGCCCATTATACCTTCTGAATGAGCTGCTTTTTCCAGTTTCTTTTCAGGTATTTTATGACCTTCTTTTACATGTAATTCTTTTCGTAAAGCGCCTTTATGTTTTATGGCGCCTTGAATCCATTTTGGGTTGCCCTCTTCATCTTTCATTACTATTCCCCTGATTCATTTTATTATCATTATTTATTTGTTTATTATCAAATTTTATAATTAATGCTTCCACGGCGAATAATGCGCCAGATATTTTATGAAAACTATTTTCAATCTGTTCTTTTTGAGATAAATAATTTTCTTTTAAATCCTGTAATTCTTTACAAATATCCATATTAAATCCTTTTTAATTAATTTAAGCGGTTGCTGTCCTGTAGACCCCAGATAAAATAATGCTGCCAGTTTGCGTGGTTGGGATAGCTGACATTTGTACATTGGAAGTACTGACTGCCGATCCCATAGCAGTGATTATAATTTGAGAAGTGCCGCCAATCGTTATTCCTGTTAATTGGGTTCTGCCTACTGGCCATGTCATTGATGAACTTGTTGAAGAGACAGAAAAACAATCATTGGTCAAAACAGAATTAAAAGGAAGGCCAGATATGACTAAATTTCCGCTGGCTGTGGTGTAAGTGGGAACAAAAGTTAGACTAATTTCTATGAAAATTAATACCCCAATTTTTGTATAATTCCCGACTTGAACGCTGTAAGACACAGATAAATCCCCAGGAGTCCCACAAGTGATCGTTGGTGTAAAACTCATAGCTACTGTATAGGTTTGAAGTGTAGACCCTCCAAAATTTAGGCTAGTAGCTGTAGCAGCCCCAAGTGTTGGAGTAACCAAGGTTGGCGAAGTACCGAAGACTAAGTTACCACTTCCGGTTTTAGTTGTCATTGCTGACAAAAGATTAGCACTAGATGGGGTAGCAAGCCATGTAGCAATGCCGGTACCTAATCCAGAAATGCCAGTACTCACGGGCAACCCAGTCGCATTGGTCAGAGTTATAGAAAGCGGAGTGCCCATAGCTAGATTATTAGGAAGCGTTGTGCTGATACTAGGGACTCCACTTGAACTCGTCACTAAAACCCCGCTATTGGCCGTTGATAGCCCTGATACCGAACTTCCAGAGGTCGCATACCAAGCCAACTGATTTATAGTGCCTGGATTTACGATCCCTGACGATCCAGAATCACTAAAATATGAAAAATCCCAAGAGGCTGCAGTGGTGCCAGTAATTAAGATACAAGTCAAAATTGCAGAAGTATCTGGGGCCATAGTTAATATTAAATTTCCACCAGATGAATTTATGGTTAAAGCACCACTTGAATTATTGACTATTCTATAAGCTTGTCCTAAAACCAGCGTACTTGTCACGGGCATGACTACAGTCTGTGTGGTACTTCCGGTAAAATATTGCAGATAAGAACTATTCACAGTTAATGTTGTAGTTCCTGCCGAGGTTGCAGTGGTATTGTATCCAGCTAAGAAATTATTAGAAGAAATATTATTAAAACAAAAAATATTACTATTATAATCTATAATTAAAGAATTATTTAAAACCCCTGCAGTATTGCATGTCTTAAAATAGAGATTACTGGGCATTATCCCTGATGATACCGTATTTGATACAATGGATTCTATTTGTGAACCGAGTATCATATCTTCGCCATCATCACCGAAAAACCCGATGGAACCTAAACTTGAATTATCAGATAATGCCGAATAAGAACCAATGCTTGATGATTCGGTACTATATAAAGCTAAGGAAGGTTCATTGGCATTATCACCGTCTAACCCTATTAAAACTATAGTGGGATTATTAGTAGGAAGCCCACTTCCGGACAAATAAGCTAATCCAGATTGTGTATAATTTGATAATTGATTAACAGTAGCTGTAGTGCCTGTGACGATAGAGCCTACGCCATTAGGCAATAAGTATATAATCCCATCTGTATTTGTACTAGAAATGGAATTCCCATTCATTCTTAAATTAGCAACACTTAATTGCGTGGATATTGAAACAGTCCCAGCGCCATCTGTAGTAAAATCGGGATCAGCTCCTAAAACACCGCCAGTGTTATACATAACTCCATTGGCTAAATCGTCCATGAATTGGCCATTGGTAAGAGTTCCGTTATCGGTTTGAGCTATAAGGGTTGCATTGGCGAGATCTTGAACTGTTTTATTAGTTACACCAGTCTGATTTTCAAGTCCTATTAAGCTAGCACCCTCTCCATGTAAATGGCTTGCAAGCAGCGGTAGAACACTCTGAGAATCTTCTAATACTACCCATTGGGATTGAGTTGGATCGTAAAATTCATAGGATAAAGTTTGAGTATTAAATCTAAGGCGATAATAAATATCAGCGGTTATCGGAGGTCGATCTCCAGTATTTCCAGGGGCCAAAAAAGTCCATGGATTATTAAATTGTGAGTTGACACCTCCGTTTAATCCTACGGTTATTTCATTATTTTGCAAATCACCTGCATTTGTAAACTCGCTAAACTTCTTTGTAGTTATGCTCATCACGAATCCTTGTGATTTTTTAAATTTAGGTTTCAAGCTGTCTTAATGAAACTCCGACATAAGCTGTTGCATCAGGCGTTATAAAATGCACTGTATTACCACCATTGACATACCGTTGTGAGCCATCATCTCCAGCTCGATATTCCGAATATTGAACTAAATCAGCAGAATTTGCAGCAGGAACCGTCACCGTGTTATTCAACCTGACAAATACATTAGATGTAGCATTATAGTTTAATCTCATAGAATATCGTGAAGTATCAATGCCAGGTATCGTTATGACTTGTTCAGACCCTGCCGTTAAAGAGACAGGATAACTTACATCTGAAAACGGTATTGTCAAATCATAATCACTATTATATTGAATAGCCATTTTTTAAACTCCTAGTCTTGCATCTGCTGTAAAATGATAAACAATATTGCCAGATGGCCTGTTTATGGTAGTTGTAGTTTGCAATATAACTCCTGATTTTGGAACAGTACTATACGATTTTTGCCCAGTACTTACATTCCAATAGGTAGTTACGGCTGCGGGCACAGGACTTCCACCTTGTGCTGAACCATTATTATATATATATGCATCTACAGTATTTCCATTTCCCGTAGTAGGCGAATAAAATTGGATGGTTGGATTTGCTCTCATTTCATTTCTGAATTGCAAACCAAAAGCGCCTGGATATATATTAATTATATTAAAGGACGACCCTGTAATATCGAATGGTAGAGATATAGCTATTTGACCTGCTGTCGCTGAAGCCGTCCCAGGCAATATAAATGGATTATAGCTATCCTGATAATAAAATTCGCAATCACTTAAAGTTTGAGTAAAAGTCTTAGGATTAGTTTCAATTGCAAAATCATTAGGCACTAAGGATATGCTATTAAAGTCTATATAGTCTGCTGTTCCTGACGAATCCATTTGATCAAGAGTATAAAATACTATGGCTAAAGTTTCGGTATCGGTTGAAGCTGCTGCTAGATTAAAACCATTAAAAGAGATGATATTTTGTCCTGCCACTAAGTTATAGACTGGGTCATTAATCGCTGAAACAACAGTCCAAGCTCCATTGAACGCAGGTTCTCCCAAGGCTGTCCATGAAGATATAGGGTAGGTTTGATTGGTTGTGGTAGGTAGCCCTGTACTTCTAATGAGTTTCATTTTAACACGGAGATTACTTGTTGGGCCTTGTTTTTGAGTAACTAATTTTACTAATGCAGATAAAGTCTCTCCCCAGTATGGCGCACAAATTGATGGGTCTATATATTGTATTAAGGCAAATTGGTTAGTTGCCGTCACCGATGTGACTAAAAGTCCGAATCCTTGAGCAGCACTTCCTTGACCGACTTTAATATTATTAGTGTCCGTAGCGGATGCCACGTACGCTTGTTGCACAACTATAGTTTGATCTGCCGTGTAGGCATTATTAGCAAGATTTGTACTGGGTGGCGAATTTGTGCTCGTAAATTGCCAAGGATTAAGAGCAAAATCCCAGCCGGTTAAAATGCTGTTTTTAGGTTGGAATAAAATACTTTCTCTATAGTAATGAAAAGTATGATCAACTTGACGCTCAATGGTTTCTTGTTCATAAGTGTATTCAAGAGGCTGATTGCTAGTGACTAATTGAACGCTGGTTATATAGACATCACAATTACCTTGCAAAAATATTCTATATTCTATTGAGGCATCGGGGGGGACATCAGTATTTGTTGTAAGTGGTAGGTTATTGTAGCCTGTATATTCTTCAAATGTATCACTCAAAGGTACAGGTTCAATAATAGTAGCTAAAGGAGTATTTTGTGAATCTACTATACCACTCGATATAGTTATAGGCGTTGTCTCAACTTTTGACGTTATTGAACCTGAAACATAAAGCTGAGGAACAGTTGTACTATTATTAGCCCATAACATACCTGATTGATTAAATATTTGTCTCAAATATGGAAGACTGCTAAATGTCCCACTAATAGTGATATGAAGCGCATAAGGCGCATTAGTAGGATTGATATCATCACTATTTAATGCGACTTGTTCTAAGGTTACAGTACCTGTTCCAATAAGCACTAAATCCCAACCTGGGGCCACATTTATGGGATTTGAAAAAGTAGCAGTGACAGAAAAAGGCGATGCAAAATTAACCAAAGAAAATTGTGGATTTGTAATCTGATTGCCTGTGGTGACTGTTATCTCATCGACTGGAGGATTAGGGCCACTTCCAGAACCATTCGGAGAATAATTTTGTACTAAATAAATTAAAGGATCAGCTTGAGTAGGCCCTTGTCTAAATTCCAATCTATAGACCATAGTTGGGTCAAAATATATGTCAATTGGCAAAGTGCCATTAGCTAAAAATTGAATAGGATTAGTCCAAGGCACATTCCCAAAAGGATCTTGCCAAACCGTAGCAGGAGAATATGGTAAATCATTTTCTAATACGAACATATAGAACGTATCATCAAATTGATTGCCTTGAAGATCTACAAAAGACCAAACGGGATTCGATCCTCTGACCAATGTGGGAGTAGCCATTTAAATCCTTTTAAGTGACGTACTATTTATAATTTTATTATATCTAATTTTTATAGTTATTAAAAATATATGAATTTTTATTAGCGATTTTTTATCCATTCAAAGAAAGCAGCTTCATCAATAAGAATGCGCCCACCCACTTTTTTAATAACTTTATCAAATCCATTTTTATTTTTATTAAAAATTAAAGCACGCAATCCTCCAATAGTAGGCCATATATGATACTCATGCCATTTTGTAACTGGTATATATCTTGTTTCAGAATTCATTTTGTTTTACTTCATATAAGATAAAACCAAATAATAGCAATTATTAACAAAATAAATCAACTGAACACTTTATTTTCGTAGATCCCATGTTACAATGACTAATAATTAATCATAAGGCTTGAAAATGAAATTAGATGATGATATGAAAGAAAATATTTTTATTTATGGGTCAATAGCAGGTATTATTTTCTTCCTTATTGTAGCTTTCTTTTTTTTAGTGATTGTTTCTGATGGATTAAAATTATGGACTAGTTCATGGACAGGGAAAGCTGATCTTAGAAAAGCAGAGTGGACAAAGCGCATTCAAGTATCTGAGGCACAAGGAAAAATGGATGCTGCAAAATTGCTAGCTAAGGCTGAAGTCGAAAGGGCTAGAGGAATAGCAGAAGCCAATAAAATAATTGGTGATAGTCTAAAAGAGAATGAAAGCTATTTACGATACCTGTGGATCGAATCATTACAAAAAACGAAAGATAAGGTGATTTATGTTCCTACTGAGGCAGGATTACCAATATTGGAATCCACACGTTTAAACAAGAAATAAATTATTGAGGATATAAAAATGTCAGACATTATTCATATAAAAGATTTCTACGATCAAGATAAAAGAATAGCAATTATGGAAAATAATATTTGCTCTATAAATAAAAACATTGAGCATATAGATAAAAAGATTGATAAAATGGAAGACAGGTTTGAGAAAAGATTTGATCAAATTGAAGTTAAAATGAATAAGATAGATTTTAGATTCGAAAAAATAGATGAAAAATTTGAAAAATTAGGTTCTGAAATAAAATCTAATTTCAAATGGACTTTAACTTTTATCGGTGGTCTTTATTTAACAATAATAGGCGCTCTTCTTACTGCTATTTCTAAATTAACTTAGGGGATTATTATGGTTGCTTTTATACTTTTCATAGGGTTTGTAATGTGGTTTTTAGAAGATTATTTGGATTTATTCGAGTAATTTAAGAGCAGTTTTCTTACCTTTTGTTACTCCAAATCCTAATAATGCTAATCCTGTGGTTGGAATTGATAGTTTTTTTAGAATCGGAAGGACTCTTTCTCTAAATTGCATGTATCTCCTATAGTCATTTATTCCACCTCTTAAAAGATCTGCTTCTTCATGATGACCCGTTCCCCTCAATGCTTGTTCCATTTCGTGAAGAATATGTTGCTTTAATTCTCTAGCCTGAGGCGCTAATAAATCTCTCTCAGATGCCAATGAAGACTTAGCTAAATTTCTGGCATGATGACCAATTTGAGACTGTAATGCAAAAGCAGGCCTATATTCTCCCTGCATTATGCCTTGAATCATTTCAGCGGTAGCATGTGTTCTAGGTAAAAAAGGAAGTGTTTCTTGTAATAAAGGATTATTCATTTCAAAATTAGCAATTCCTCGTTCGTTAATTAACCTTTCAGCCTCTCGCAATTGACGCGAAGCCCCTCTTCTTGTAATTGGCATTCTTCTAAGTCCTGCACGAAGTAAAGCCCTACCGGTAGCTATTTCAGGAGCATGCTCAATGCCTTTCTGTATAATTTCATCCATCAATGTGCCTTCACCTTTTTGACCAAATACATCGGCATAACTTTGAGGGTCATAGGGTAAATACTCAGATAATTTTTTTTGTTTATTTTCTGAAGGCATATTTTTTTCTTCAGGATTCCATGCTTGATTTATAGTTTGGCTTAATCCAGCGGTTCCATGTTCTAAACCTTGGGCAATATCATGAGGTAAATTATGAACATTTCGCCCTAAATGCGTTAGTCCTATTAATATATTTCTTGGTAATTTACTTAAAAATCCTTCTTCATCTTCTTTTTTAGGCATAGGAATTTTATATTGTTCGAAATCATCTTCAGGTAATTTTTTGCGTTTGTATTGTTCAAATTCATCCACGTTTATACCCCTTAGATTCAGCTATAGCTACTTTATCCGAAGGAACATCGTAATATTCACCATTTTTTATCATTAAAACAGTATCAGTTTGCATTTCTTCTTCAGGATTTTCAGGTGAAGAATTTCTTGCTTGTTCTGCTGCAAATTGTTTTTCAGGATCAAAATAATAATCCATATGTGAAGGAATACTTTTATTAGCCAATTTTTCAGCATTGTTTAATTCTTTTTGCCATCTGTAACCAGCTTTTAAATTTGCTTCAGCTGGGATTTGATACATTTTTATCCATTTTTTTAATTTTTCTGGAATATCTTCAGCTTTCAAAGTTTCAACAAATCTATTATATGATTGATTTGTATGACCAGCACTAAATCTTGAAGCCTCAGTAACTGTGGCTGTATTAGTTGCTTTTAAAGAAATAAGAAAATCATCAATTAATTTTCTGGCTTTAGGATTGGTATTATAATTTCTAGCAGCATTTTCTAATTTCATTGTGGCGCCTGGCCCTGAAAAGATGGCAGCGCCTTTGTAAACTAAAGGATATAATTTATTAAATAATACCGTATTTTTTGCAGCTTCTTTTTGTTTATCTGTAGTTTGTTTTTTAAAACCGACCGTTTGGCCGGTTTCTGGATCTTTTATTTCAATATCACCAGGCTTAAGCCCATTAAGTTGTCTATTTCGGATTGCTGACAAATCTAATGCCTGTTGTGTTTTTGCTTTTTGTATGTTTTCTGCATCTTTCACAATTGCACTATCTTTTCCATATTGTTTTCGCAAAAGCTCCATACTTTGAGCATCTCTTGCAGCTCCGGTTAAGGCTGGATTAGTAGGTAATTTATGCCCACTAGCCATTTCAAAGGTAAATCGTTCTTCTGGAGTAAAATCATTAAATCCTTGCTGTAATTGTTCTTGTGACGGAGCCTGAACTTTTCTTTCTATTTCTTCCGTACTAGGCATACCTTCACCAACAAATGGCTGCATTGGCATTTTTTCAGGATTCCCACCTTGTTGATTTCTTGCCCTCATATCCCTAATTCCCTGCATCATTTGTTGCATGTAAGCCATCTGTTTAGCAGGGTCAGCTTCTCTCTGTGCTTTTTGAAGATTCAAATTATAAAGCTGTCTTTGAAGGCCAGCATTTTGCGCCATTCGTCTTTCTTGTTGCTCCCGTAGGGCTTGTTGTTGCATAAAATGTTTATCAACTTGAGATAATTCTTTTTCTTTTAATCCACGCATTTGAGCCATTTTTTGTCTTTCAAGCATATTTTGCATCATGCGATTCATGCCTTCGCCGAAAACATCTATACCAGATTTAGGAAATGGAATTTGATCTATCGTTGCCATAATATCCCCTAGTATCTTCCGCCAAAGTAATCGGCATTAGGTTGGAACATACCTCTTCCAAAACCGCCTTGGCCAAATCCACCTGTTAGCCAGTTGCCTGCTAAATTAAGCCCTTGCCCAATCATATTTGAACCTGCTTGACGTCTACCAAATTCTAATCCACCCATTTGATTACCCATATTCATTTCATTTTGTTGGGCATTTTGAGCCATACCAGCACCCATTTGATATTTGTTCATAAGGTCATTTAGATAAGCTTGCCTATCAGCGTTCATGATGTTCGAAGCGCCTCCTTGCATGGCTTGCAAAGCTGCACTTGAACCCATCAGACCCATGCTAGAGGCTGCGTTAAGCCCTCCTTGCATAGCAGTATCGCGCGTTTGATTGGCATAGGGACTTGCTTCATAGCTATTTATCCAGTCAGCCTGTAATTGTCTAGGGTCTTTAAGTGCGTCAAGATAGGGTTGGGTATAACCTTTTCCTTGTTCATAATATTTCTTCATTTTATTGCCTGCTGCATCATAGGCACGGCCAGGATTTAAAAAGTCAGATAACCAGCTCATAACTACACTCCTTGTGTTATGGGTAAGCGCCTGTTTGAAACGAAACCAATGTTCCGCTAATTTTGCCTACATATTCATTATTTACATTATCATATAAGATGATGCCATCTGGCAAAGTTGCAGCCATTGCAGCTATTTGAACATCTGTGAAACTTGGAGCAATTAACCCATTATCAAATAAATTCAGTGCGTCTTGAATATTTTGCAAGTCTATATTTAATGTATCTACAAGATTAGTGACCCAAGAAGTGTACTCAAATGGGAATTCAGTTTTTAAAACGGGAACAGCATCTATTCTATCCAAGAAAATCGCCATTAGTTTGCGCCTCCTGAGCCGCGTCTTGTATTTCTAACAGCCCCTAGAATGACTATAGGCGCACTTGAGACACAGATTAATTTATAACATCGATTGCGACTTATACTTAGCTCATACCACCTCATACGCCATCTGTATTGGCCCAATTGACTGAATTCACGCAAATCAGCGCTAGTAAAAGTAATACCGCCATCGTCAGAATAAAATAATTCAATGTGGGGTTTGAATAATGCATTATAGTGATTGTCATCGAACTCAGGAGTATCTGTGCCTTCTTCAATAATATATGACCCATCTTCTGTAAGTAAATATACAGGCGAACTAGAAGTAGAAGTTTCATCCACAATGAAAATCGTATTATCAAAAGGCGCATTATTCTTATAAAACGTTTTATCACCGAAAACAAAATCAATTTCCACGTAATCATCAATAAACTCCGCATAGTCTTCTAAGAAAAGTTGAGATGTTACTAATTCATATCTCATAGGATATTTTGTAAAAGCATTTGAAGCTTGTGGATCGGTATTAGGTGTCCTAAGTTCATTATGATAAATATTCCCTGCCATTTCATAGATAGCGCCATCGTTTTGTACTGTTACTAAATGTTTGTCATTAAAATAAATATGTTTTTGTATGCGGCATCTTGACCCATTAAGCTCAATAGCTCTTGCCCATGTTTTAGTTTCAAAATTATATTCGATGCAATTGTTGAAAGTGTCCGGTGGATCTAAAATTTGGGTTGGATCATAGGTGCCTGCTGATATTCTGTAAAATACAGTATTTTCATATTGGTATAAAAACCCATCAGTGGATAATGTTAAAAAGGGATTTGGAATATCATCATTCACTCTTGATTGTTCAAGTAGCACATTTACAGCTTGTGAGGATATATCAAGAGGCTGTGAGCCATTTGAGGCCATAAAGGATACAAGACCATCCGCATTTTTAGCAAGCCAAACCATACGTCCAAAAGAAACAGATAAGCTCAATGGGTCTGCAATTCCATAGTCAAAATTATAAGAAGTATTAATCTTCCAAGGAAATTCAGCAGTTGATCCTGCAACAGTTATTTGACTTGGAATATTCGCCCAGACATCGGTTGTAAAATCACACATGATGTACAACTGATTATGCAGCACTGCAAATTGATTTATTCTGCCTGAGGCTTGGGCAAATAATGGCGAGCCTGCATTGTTAAACCATGTGGTTTTATCACCTGAAAGATTCGGTGTTGATAAGAAAAACTGAGGCGAATTAGCTTCCGAAACTACAAATCTATATCCAAACGCCGCTACATATAAAGGATTATCAGGAACACCAACACCTGTTGCCTGGTCAAAGCTAAAAGTATTACCAGTTTCGGTAATAACGTATATTTTACTAAAGCTTGTAAGCATGCAATAAACGATTGTACCAACGGCCATATAGGCAAACCATACTGGCCCTGAAGCATGAATGTTACCTATTAATTTTTCATTGTAGAATTTATCGTACTGTAAAATTCTAGTTCCTACTATTACATAGAAAAAATCAATGGATTTAAATATAAACCTGGGCTGCGAAGTATATATAAGCCTATTTTGATTAAAAAAAGTAATATGCTGTCTGCCCATCGTAGGATATAAGGCCTGCTTTTTCTTTGCAGAATCTACTTGTATGCCATACCAATTAGCACAATCCATTGCGCCATATTGCGTAAATCGTTGTTGATCGAAATAGCAAAATATAGGTAATTGCTCAATAGCCATTATATTCCTGCCCTAACGCGCCATGCGCCATTAAGTAAGGATTGCTCATCACCGGCTATAGATAGATTAACTTCACTAGCCCCTACCATAACGTCTAATGCTTCTTGATAGGCTTGCTCTAGTCTTTGAGTCCAAGCATCAGCCCTACCTTTAAATAAGCTTGTATCTCTTGCAGTTGCCAATAATAAATAGCGTATAAAATATTGTGGTACTTTAGACATATCGGAATCTTTAGTAAATTCTGATAATTGTAATTTGCATCTGGCATTAAATGTAAAAAATTGACTGGGTGCAGGATAGAGTCTTATATCCACATAATCTTCCTGTGGAAAAGTTATAGCAAATCTAGGCAATCCTTGGAGTGGTTCATATTTCCATGCAGCCAAATATTCATCACGTGACTTATCAATTAAAGGGTATGTCACGCCTGTTAAAGTTAGCCATGCGCTATCCAGATTTGCTAGCCTTCCTTGTTTTATAAATACAATGCCTGGAATTACTAAAGGCTGAATAAATGTGAGCGTTGAAGGCCCTGTGATTGTTGAATCATTATTTAATGTGATTAGATTACCGTCTATATTATCAATAACTGATAATGCTGGAATTCCATTTCCGGTGACTTGGTCACCGATATTATAAAGCGTGCCATCTGCAATGCTAAAGGAAGGTGAATTTATAGTTAATGTTACTAATTCTCGCCTTATAGTCTCGGTTGGATAATTATTGCTGACAAAGCGAATAGTAGTATCACCTAGATTAATATCTGCATTCACGGTTGTGGCAATCGTTAGCATAAGACCTGTGGATGCGTAAGCCTGCATTAATTGATTTAAAATAAGCAAGCATAAGCTTTCATCATCACCATGCAAGGGAACGGTAGGGTTAGAAGCATTAATTAATCTATAAACTTGAAATGCAAAATCTCGGAAAGTGTAAGCCATTTACTTCCCCTTATTTTTACGCATCGCCTTAAGTTCTTCTTTAATTTCAGGATTTTGTTCTTCATGTGCTTTATCAAACCAATATCCGGTCTGTATTCTTGCTTCGAATTCTTCGTAAGATTCGGCAATCATTCTTTTTCCATCTTTTGAAAATAAGAATGCTCTAAATCCATGTTTTGGAACCTTTCTACCCATATATAATACAGTTTCATCTTGCATTTTATTCCTTTAAAGCTGACGCCCTCATTAGAAGGCGTCAAATCTATTTACGAACGTATCCTTACGGCAAACTCAGGGTTGATTGCCACACCGCAGATTACGTCTATACGGTCTAATTGCTCGTAGTTACGAATATCTGCACCTAAAGAGTACGTCATTGCCAGTTTGTATAAATCGCTATAGCGAGTAACAGCTTCAACACCGCCCCTTAATTCCTTGATTGGAGGGGCTGCGAACACAACTGCTTGAGTGTGATAGGCCAAAGATACATTGTGAGATGCACTCAAAAGCATCTGAGCGCCTTGAGGTATAGCAGCTGATATATTTTGCCTTGCTCCATCTATAACTATAGTTGGATTGACTGGTATATCGGCAGTTGAACCATTGGCGCTTATTACTTGGGATGTTACTACAAATTGAGCGCGAGTAGATAAAGGTTCATAGGTTAAAGGATTAACCATAAACACACCTGCTGAATCATCAACCTCAATGATATCGCCCTCGTTGAAAACAACTGTTCCTGCTGTTTGCCCTAAACCAGTTACTGATATAGTATTTCCCCCAGTGATTGGGCCATTAGTTACTGTTCCACCCAATAAAAATCCAGCTGGAGGCGTGCCGCCTAATTGTCCTGCTCCAGCTATTTGACGGGTTAAGAAATTAGTCTTAAAGAAGTCAAACCCTGATAAATGGCCAATAAAACCATCTATTAATGCACCGGTATTAACCGTGTTATTAAATACGTTGAATAAATCGTTATTAAGGCTCTGGGATGTTCGTGGAGAAATAGCAGAATAGCGTTTCCCATCTTCAGGAATAGCTAGCTCTGTCATGTAAGCATCAGCACTTAAGATGGTATTGAAGTCTACAGGAACGCCAGGAGTACCAACGGCTTGATAAGTTTGCAATTGGAAATTATCGGCTGCAATAAATTTTTCAACCAAGTTAGCTAAGCGTTTAGCACGTGGAGCATTTGCCATTTCCAAGTAAGGTTCATCACGCGCACGATCGAAGGTTAAGTTAAACCCTGTATATTCAATCATAGTACGAAATTGCTTGGTTATAGATAATGGGCGAATTACTTGCACACGAGCTTCTGATGTTGCAGTTGCTCCTTCACCAGCCAAATATCGCTCTTCCAAACGATAATCAATAGTTTGACCAGTTGCGAATCTTAGGTTCTTAAAATCGCCTTCAAGGTTTCTATTTGCAGTTCTTGCAAATGCCAATGAGTTCCAGAAACGTACGAATACGTCATCTAGAACGTACTGCGTTTCTTTAAATACGTTTGCCATGTCCAGACTCCCTGTCGAACAAATGCTATTAGAATGCTCAAAATGAGCGCCTTAACTTCATCTGTCCGGCGGAAGACTTATATACACGCCTACATTTTGGGCGACGGGAATCCCTTACACGTCAAATATAATTCTAATAAGTGTTGCAATCATTGTCAAAAAGCGGTAAAAGGCGCAATTAATGATTTAATATTGAGGTTTTTATGTTACAAACTTATATTAAAAGACGAATTTCACATCTTGAAAACCAATTAATGCTTAATTGTTTACTTGATGTAGAAATGTTTGATTATGAAACAGGCGAGAAAACATTTGTTTTTAATGCTGAAGAGAAAAAACAATTAAAAAAAGAATCTATAAAATTATTTGAACGAATCAATAGCATTAATAATAAAATACATTTAATATAGCCATTGTAAACCGCCTGTTAAATCACTTGCTCATCTCGATTTTTGGAAAGCTTGCGGTTTACATTACCTTCCTCGCCTTGCAGCCAACTGAGCTCTTCTCTTAGCATCTGATTTTGCTATCATATCCTCAATACTTTCTTCCTTTTTATCTTTTAAATTCATGTGAGCATCATCTTTAGTTCTAGACAAAGGCTTTGGTGCATTAGTTTGCGATGATTGTTTTCTCATGCGCTCCTCTAGCTTTCCCATCTCTACCATCTTGGCATATGGGTCTGGAATATTTGAAATTCTAGCTAGCTCAGCAGGATGCCTTTTAGAGGCTGCATAAATAAATGCTGCTGGGTCATTCATGCCTCGTAATGCATAGGTCATAGGAACATCAATGGGTTGCGCTTCTACTACTTCTATAAAATCATTAAATCTTCCCATTCCAGTGATAAATTTGTCCTCAAATTCATTTTGCGATTGCATCTCTCTTGCCTGATATTGCCTCTGATATTCTTTTTGATGCATTTTTGAGACAGTTGATTCTACAAATCGCTCTAATTGAGTTTGCCAGCTCTCTGATGATTCCGGATTATATTCAAAACCTTGTTCTTTTGCTTGATTTTGAACATTTTGAGTGGGCATTTGTTCATTTTGTGGCTGATTTTTAAATCGTTTACGAAACATCTCGTTTACTTCATCTTCTGTATATGTTTTTGGAGGCTTTTTGACGTTTCCGTAGTCGTCTAATTCTTCATCTGGTTTTGATTCTTCTGGTTTATGATCCGATTCACCACTGCTTGATTCTCCCGCACTTTCTTCTTCCTGATAAGGCTGATATTCCGTAGGTTTTTCATTTTCATGGGGCGCCTCTTCAACAATAGATTCAGGAATTATTTTGGGATTTGAACTATTTGTCAAAACATCATCAATATTGCTTGTTTCTGTAGCCATAACATCTCCCTGTCGTTAGCTGCTTAGTAATTTATCTGCGAGTTTCCAGTTGTTTTAATCTATTTTTTGCATTTTTTTTACGCTCTATTTTGTCGGACTCCTCTTTTTTGAAATCTTTTCGTTGACTCGGTGTAGAGAGCATCCTATCTGTATGAACATACTTATTTAGGCCACCTGAACGAGCATTTTTATGTGATTCAAGTTCTTTTTTATTCTGTTCAATTTCTCTTTTTCTTCTTTCGTCAGTCATTAACTCCCCAATTCTTCCTGTGCGTTTTAATGAACCAACATTTGGCAAATCCTTGTCTTTATCATTCATCGAAATAGCTCCTTTTTATTGAATTTTATGAGTTAATATCTTCACCAAATTATTAGCATGTGCGATTGAGGCATCACTTTCTGTTCTTCCTGACTCAGCTATGAAGCGCAATTTTTGCTCTTCAATCTTGCCAGCCACTTCTAGCTCTTCAGCCATTAACTTTTGTTTTTCAATCTCTAAATCAATTTGTTGTTGTTGGGCTTTTAATTGCAGTTCTTGTTTCTTAATTTCAATTTCTTGCTGTTTAAATTGCATCTCCATTTGCATTTGTTGCTGCTGCATTTGCATTGCTTGCTCTTCAGGTGAAGGCTGTCCTTGTCCTTTTTCTTGAGGCATTTTGCCAGTTTTTCCTGCTTCGATAATTTGAGGAGGGACAATCGTTTTAAGTCTGTTTTTAATCTCCAGACTATTAGAAAGAGGCAGATTTTCAGCATACAAATCGGCAATTAGACTAAAGGTTTGAGGGTCTGCCTGAATCACTTGTTGCAAGGATTTTAGAGCTAATTCTTTTTGTCCTTCATAGCTGGCGCCTGCTTTGAGTCTTACCTCATAAGTTCCTTTTCTAATATCATTTTCAATGAGCTCCCCATATTCATCTGCTTGTTTATTAATTGTGATATTCTGCATCCCCTCATCTGGCATCATAAGCGCTATGACGCGCTCAGAATCATATACTTTAGGAATCATTTGGTTAACGATTTGACCACCTGCTGATATGGCACGATTTATTGAGTTAAAGAAGATGGCTGTTGCAAAAGAGCCTTGTCTTGCACGGGCATCAATGGCGTCCCCTGATATTTCGTTAGATGTTTGACCCATTCTTGAAGGATATAGTCCTGTTGATAGATATAAATCTTGAATTGCTAGTTCATATTGCTGGGTTAAGCTTTGTGATAATTCTGGGGGACGTAATTGTGTCGGAATAACACCGGTAGGAGATTCATCAAAAGCTATTAATCCTTGCGTTGAATTAGGGTCACGCCAGTTTCTTTGAGTATCTAAAGATTGTACGTTCTTTTTAGAGCCCATAAATTGATCGTAACGGCTAACTTTTAAGATATATGCTGATTGAGTTCTAATGTAATTTATATAACGCTGTGTATCCCTGCAATCGCCAAAGAATGATTTACACATTTGCTTACCATTTTTATCGTAATAACTCTGGTTATCTAAGAAAATAATGGGCAAATCCTCAGATGGAAAATCTGCTTCTTCTAAAATATAATCACCCGCTATTTTATAATGCATGATTTTAGAGAGCTTTTCGGGTCTGCTATCTTCAATACGAATAGGCTCACCATCACACCAAAGCGTTGTTAATTCTTCTTCAGATTCACTTATAGATTCTTCTTGTTGTGGCATTTGCGGGATATTTTGCTGTTGTTGCTCAGTATTTTGTCCTTGCATGGTAGTTTGCATATTAGCTTGTGGATTTTGTTGTTGCATTTCCCCCATAGCTTGATTCAAAGCCATTTCTTGCATGCGATTAAATTCATTTCTTTTATTTATCTTTAAAGATTCCTCTATGATTTTATCTAATTCTTCTTGATTTACGCTTCTACCATTTGATAGCTTATAGATGGTATCTTTTTTATAGCGTCTTACGAAATAATCTAGAATTGTTACCGCTTCATTATCTGCCCAGGTGAACGGATCATCCCCTTCTGAAGGTTGAACAGCTAAAGCAATATCTTCTTTGCTTTGCGTAGGAGACATAGTTTTAGATATTTTTTCTTCTAGCTCTTTTCCGTATATTTCCTTGAATTTAGGGCGCGTCATTCGTGTTATATATCCGCAAAACATGCCATCAATTTTATTAGGATGTTCAGCGCCTAAATCAAAAAAGGTGCGTGTTGCATCTTTAAAATAGATGTAAGAAATGTCTAGATCAAACGATCGCCCATGAGTATATTTTGTAATAATTGCAAATGCACCAAATCCTCCTACAGATGCTTGGGAAGCTGCAACTTGATAGGCAATGGTTGCGTCAGTGGAAAACATTATATCTTTTACAATCAAATCCCTTAGTTGAGCTGTTTGCTCATCACAGTTTGTCATTGGGATAATTTCTAATTGCGGGGTATTTTGTCTTTGCTCGCCCAAAAGAGTGTTATTGAGGACGCCAAGCTTATTGGCGGTCATTGGGACTTTACGAAAAGTCTTTATCATGTCGTCTTCTTCGTCTTGAGTCCATTGCTGACCTAGGACGAATGTATGCATTTCATGATATTGGTCTATATTGAACTTAAAATGTTCGCGCCAACGCTCACAATTTAGTCTTGCCTCATGGGCAATTTTCTCAGCTTTCCTAGCCATGATCTTAAATCCTTTTAAGATGTGTTAAATGTTGCTCTCTTAAGCATGTATGCAATCTGCGTCATTACTTTTTTCGCCGGCGATAGAGCGAGAGCGACCCTTTTAACAGCGATTTGAGCATCATTCAGAGGCTTGCTGTTTTATACTTAAATTAATCTTTTAAAATATTTTCACAATGTAAATCCAGCAATTCCTTAAAATTAAAATCAACAACCCAACTAGAAGATACTGCGCCTCCGTGGGAGGTAATACCTTTTGCGTCTAGCAAATATTCGACTATCCAAAACATTGCTTCTATATTTTCTTTTTTAATTTGCTCTAATTCTTCAAAATAATTTTGTATAAATTTTTTGCTGTCTTCAAAACTAACTTCTTTTTTGGTATTTTGTCCACACTCACTATATTTTTTTGTTTTCAAATCTAAAAGTTTTTTTATGAAAATAAATGCCTCGTCATTATCACCGCAGCCACAAAAATCCAATCTTTTTCTAACTTCAATTTTAATGCAATCTTTTAATTCGATACATAAATTTGCATCAACTTCTTTACAATCATAATTAACACAACCTTTATATTCATCATCAATAGTATAGTATGTGTCTTGCCTACAAATTTTGCATTGTGACTTTATGGTCAAATTAATCTCCCTGCTGTATGCTCTGGAATTAGTTTAGGCTGATAACCATTTGTTCCTGCATGCTGCCCATAGGCAAATGTAATCATTAATGCATCTGCTTTATCTGGACTATCCATGCCTCTTGCTTTGGCATCTTTTTTGCTTTCAATTACTAATCTTCCAGATGAATTATGATCATACCCTAGACCACAAAGCTGTTTTTGTAGCTCTGGGTCATCGGGAATCTGGACGGGCATATCTTGCAAGAACCAATCTCGCATTTCAGACCATAATTCAGCCCTTAAGTTTAAGAATCTATCGGGATTATTAGCGCTTCTAGCTACATTAATGCCTTCCACACAATCATAGCCCATCTCATGGAGCCTATCTACTACACCTGCGCCTATGCCAATACAATCAATAAATACTTTATGTGGCCTTTCTTTGTCTATTATAGTCTTGATTTTACCGGAAAGCTGCATAGTATCCAAACCTTGAAAAGTTTCGCACTTAAAGGCAACACGTCCTTTTCGTCTTATAATGGCTGATTTATCAACTCCACCTCTAGCAGGGTCTACGCCAATTAACAAGGCAGAATCAGTATCTATGCGCACTTTTCTAGCACGCTGTACAGGCTCTACATTGATGAACGTGTCGGTGATTGAATTTAGAAAAGCCTCTTCATCAGAAAATGGATATTCTTGTCTAAATATCTTGCATTTTTGGTCGTAATCGCCAGCAAAATCTGAGAGTTTGTTTCTGCGCCAAGCCAGATGCTCTGGGGTTAAGCCATTAGGCTGATAAATGGATAGCCAATCTTTTTCCTCTTCAGTTAATATGAATCCAGATGAGCTTCTCTTATATCCATCATCCCAATACCATGGTACGAAAATTGCTTCCCAATCTGATTTTCCTTCTTTTGCTTCTTGCCAATCTGTATAAAACGAATTTGCAACCCCCTTGGCGGTTGATTCTTTAATCTTTTCAGTTCCTTTAATGTCTGCAACTGTCTGTTCAATACCTGCCTTAATTTCTACATGATTTTCGTACATGGCATATTCTGACAAATGTAAGAGCTGATTAGTCATTGAACGCCCGATTTGTTTTGAGCCAGCGGTGCCTACGCGATACCCTGAATTTAGTTTGTTAAACACTAATCTATTATCGTTATCTTTATCCGATTTCGGAGCTAGTCCTGCTGGTAGATTATTGTTATAGCGCTTGGCCATCTCAAAAATAGCTTGTGTAGCATCAGCCATATGCGTCAAGATAAAGGCTTGAGTTCCTGGGACCGTTAGCACTCTATGGAAGTATCGGGCTTGAATGTAAGTTGATATGCCCTGTTGACGTCCTTTCAGGATTAACACGCGTACATAGCCTAGGTTTGCTAATTGCGATTGGATTTTCTCATGAACATATAATTGAGCGCGATTAAATTTAAAAGGGATTATATGCCCTTCTTTATCTGATATCTTGAAGAACATAGGCGCAAATTGAAGCAGGTCATATACGTCAATCATGGTTTACTTTAAGCTCACCTGATATAATTTTTTCAAGGACTGATACGGCGTCATCCTTCTTTTCGTCTTTATCGTCACGATAGTCATCACGAAAACGGTTTTTCATGGTGAACATCCAAGGAGTTCCACCAAAATTCTTAATATCTCCGGTTATTCCTTCCTTTCCTATGTTTTCCCAGACCCTTTGTGCTTTTTGTAAACCCTGACTTAAGGCCTTGGCAAATGACGGATATTTATCGCGCCATTCATACAAGGTAGAGCGTGCAATATCAAGCTCGGCACAAACAGCAGCAAGGCTCTCGCCACCAGCCAAAACCTTAGCTGCTATTTCACAATATTTTTCATCAAAAGTTTCTGTACGCATTATAGTGTCCGTTATTAAGGCCCTGCTTGCTCATTGCGTTTCTCGCCTCTCATTCCACCGCCAGCTTCACCAGGCATGCAATAGTTAGGCTGCTCGCGGCATTGTTCATCAACGAGTCTTCCATACATGCTTGGTACACCATTGTAATGATTGTATTCTTTTTCTTCAGTATAGTCCTTAACTGGCATAGTCATAACAATACTCCTTTTTGATTAATCAACTTTACTATTTATACCATAAAAAAACTTATCCACAAAATCTGTGTTTTTCTTGTAGATAAAATAATTGTAAATATTTTTAATTTAAGTATTGCATTATAGCAAATGTTGTTATATTATAACTTTAAATAAACAACAGTGGAGATAAAAAATGAAATTAGAATTCATTCTAAAAGACTCAAACATAAAAGGTGTAAAAGGATGTGAGTACAAGCTTGAGATAAATTATTTCGGAGGGGTCGCAATATTCAGGGATTCTGAGCTAATGAGCGCAAATAACATAAATACATTTATACAAAACCTTAAGATTGAACTTAAAAAACTTGAAAATTTCGCAAAATGCATTGCAGAGGAGAACGGACAATGAAAATGCCTTGCCACATAACCGATGAGAAATTTTATATACAGGAAGAGGAATATTACGAGCAAAAACCAAAAACATTAAGTACTATAAGTATATATGACCTTATGGGTCAGGATTATAATGTGTGGATAAAGAAAGAGCCTAACTTTAATTACACATTGCTCGTTGAATCAGACGAATTTGAGAGTGACGTTTTTGCAGAAGAAGACGCACACCAATTTAGCCTAGAAAGTCTTGCCCAGTTCTGTAGAAGTTTTTTAAGACAGTATGATAAATTGGAAGCAGATTAATGGAACACCAAAATATAAAAAGATTCAGCCCTAGAGAGGGGTATTTGATAAAAGTATCCCATTCTGGGCATTCTTTAGAATTGATTACAGTTCTTGTATCCGACCACATGGAGGGATATGCCATAATTAAAGATGAAAAAGGCGAGATAAGAGCCGAGCACATTGACAAAATAAGGATAATAGGAGATTAAGGGATGGATTCTTACGAATATGAAATATTCAAAAGGGGAGAAGATAGATACATATATTTTATATATAAAAATCGTGATATAAGGCCAATATTCCCAGAAACACAAACTCCGATTTTTGATTCGGAAGGGCTTGCAAGAATAAGCGCACAGCAACATATCAATTTTTTAAAGGATGATACTAAATGAGAGAGTTAACTAATGACGCGATTTCATTAACAGCGTTAAAAGACAGAATCCATGCGTTAGAAGAGAATAATATAGTATTGCGTCATGAAATGCATGAACAAAATACAAAAATTGCTATATTTGTCATATTTTATTTTATAGCACTTCTTGCACAAATTATTACTTTTTTCATAAACTAGCTTTCAATATTAACATTAATAGCAGAATGACCTTTTTGAGATTTAGTGGGGTTAAATGTCACAGTTTGGCCCTCTTTCAGAGTCTTAAATCCATTGCTTTGAATTTCTTTAAAATGCACAAAATATTCAACTTTATCACTCACGATAAATCCATATCCTTTTTGGTCGTTAAACCATTTAACTTTTCCGGTTAGCATTACTATATCCACCCTAGCTATAAGAGCCTCAATAATATGAGTTTTGTAAAAATTACTCAAGAGTTGAAAAACTTTATACCAAAAATCTCAAGGTTTTTCATGAAATATTCAATCACCACCATAAGAATCTGTTTTTATACCACCTATTTCCTCCAAATTTGCGTTTTGAGAGGACTTTGCGACTTGTGAGTACCTTTGTGGCGGGTATTGTTTGTTAATTGATTTATGGCCTGTTTTCTCGATAAATTCAAAATGTAGCTTTTTTGCATCGTTAATAGAGTTCTCTTCAATGAGCCTAGCCCTTTCTTCAGACTCCTGTTTTGATAAAGTCCTTTCTTCAGGTCGATATGGAGATACAGCTTTTTGTTTATCCTTATCAGATTCAGGATGAATTATCTCCCCTTCCCATTCTTTTGCATTCAGGTATGTAGCAGGGTGTGGAATTTTGGTTTTATCTCGTCCAAACCAATTATTTTTCTTTCTAAGTTCAACGTCCTTGACGAGCATCTCGACAAATTCCTTAGTTGGCTTGTGTTTGTAGAATGCTTTTCTAGCTGGTTCTGGTTTTTGCCTATTTGGATATATCGTATAAAACTGCATGAATAATTCATCATCCCTATAACTAGTCGATTTTTTAAAATCGACAAGGGTTTTATTATTTTTTATTAATTGTGTTTTATTAACTGGTATAGTCGCGACAATTTTGTCAAATGGATCTGGCAAATTTGTCAAATGGCGCCCAGCAAGGGTTGTAGCCTGATTTAGACAGGTTCTGTCTAAATTTAATTCAATTAATAAATTGTCTGATAATGAGTACCATGAGGTGCGATCATATGCCTTTTTATTGAAGCAAGATTTTAGTAAAGCCCCTGATTTTACAAGCTTTGTAAGGGCATATCTTAATTGTCGAGAATTGAGATAATTAAAGAATTTTGTGAAATATTCAGGAGTTCCATAAAACCAAAATCGACCATTATGAAAATTGTCGCCTTTCGCTGCATTAGTCCTAGTCCAAAATATAAATGTGTTGATTAAGACAGCTTCATTTATTCCGTATTTTTTTGCTATAAAGGGGTTAAAATTATGGTCAGACATGATATACTTACCTCGTTGATTAGTGGTCAATGTGGATATACTCGCCCTTGCTGGACACAAGTCGAGTACGTGGGGATGGAATCCCTAAATTTTATTATTCTATTTCATAGATATCCTTTACGAATTTGAATCTAGTTGCACAATACACTCTTTCAAATGTCAATACGCCAATTCCTATTAATTCTTTACGAGCTTTATATATTTTAGCTTTTGAAATACCTAAAAATTTACTAAGATCATCTATGTTCATAACAATTGTTTCTGTTTTATTGTAAGCCATTAAGATAAACAAACCAGAATATAAATATTTTGCTGTTACACTGACATCTGTAGCAGACAATATTAGAGAATCTTCAGGATTGATGTTTATATCTATCATGTTATAATCTCCTATGGATTAGATGCTCTCTAACCTTCATTATAAAAAAGCCCGTCATGTGTCTCCACTTTTCGGGCTTTACTTCTTAACAAAATTTTTAAGCCATTTTTCTACGATTTGAACCTCTTTTATGGTAAAGCTGATATTTTGATTATTTTTCTGCTCTCTGTCGTGCAAAGAGTTAGCTATCAATTCTAATAGATTAATAGCCTCAGCATAAGTATCTTTTTTCATAAAAATCCTTTTTATAAATCTGTGTAAAAAAACTCAATATCTAACATCTACCAACTTTGTTATTTTCAATGTTTGATTGATGTTCTAAACAATCTTTTATAGTTGTAGTTAAATCAAGCAGCATAATATCCACTTTGTTCTTTTCACCTGATGCGGAAAGACAATGAAAAAAAGGATATATCATATGAGAAACTACATTTGCGCATAATGTCATAATGATATTATACATCTCATTATCTTCAGGCTTATCATGATCCTCTTCCAGATGTTCTTTTATTTGTTTTCTAAAATAAAGTATTACTTTTTTATTTATACCAGATAAGGTATTTGCATCTTCATCAATCATTTCCCTTTCCTCATGATCTGCCTTTAGTGCACCCTTTGTAATTGCCTCTAACTTATACTGTGCATCACGTGGCACATAGCCCCATTTCATCCAATTGCAATACGTAGCATTGGACATTCCGGTAATTTTATGGAATCGATATGAACTCCCATAATATTTTTTAACATCTTCTGGTTTCATAGGACACCTTTCTTAAATAAATGTGGTTTATTCTATAACAACTATTGCATTATTACAATATTTGTTGTAATATACCTGAGATTTAAGACAATTTACAGAGGAATATGAGAATGAGTAAAAAAATATATGAAGATGGGATACATGATATAACGAATGCTGAGTATCACGCATCAAGCGCCATATCACGAAGCCAATTAATGTTACTTGATAAAAGCCCAAAACACTTCTGGTACGAGGTTTTATCAGGGCAAGCAGAAGCAAAAGAAGAAACACCCGCTATGAAAATCGGTTCATTATTTCATACATTGCTTCTAGAGCCTCATAAATTTGAAGATGAATATCTAATAATTAAACAAAAAAGCATGCCCGCGCGTGGTACTAATCCTTATAATTTAGTACTTGAAGAGGCGAAAGGAAGAACAATAGTAACACTAGAGCAGTTTCAAAAAACAAAATTAATGGCAGAAACTTGCATAAAAGAAGACCTAGTTCAAACGCTCATAGTAGATTCTGAATTTGAGAAATCAATATTCTGGACAGATGAAGAAACGGGTCTCCAATTTAAAGCAAGACCGGATATTTGGTCTGAGAAAATGATTGTTGATTTAAAAACAACTGCTGATGCAAGTCCGAGTGCGTTTAAGCGCTCAGCTTTCAATTACGGCTACTTTTTACAAGCAGGCATGATGTTTGAGGCAGCTAAGGCAATAGGCGCTCCAATAGATGTTTTTGCAATATTAGCGTGCGAGAAAGAATCTCCATTTATGACAGCAGTTTTTATGATGTCTGAAGAATCTCTACAAAAAGGAATAGACCAATTTAACGCCTGTAAAAAATGTCTTAAAAAATGCATGGATAGCAATGAATGGCCAGGATATGGCATACAAGAATTAGAGTTCCCAGCATGGGCAAATACTAATGTTACACAGGAGATATCAGAATGAATAATGATTTACAAACCACAAATACTAATATGAATTTATGGGAAGATGCTAAGGTCGTAAACGAAATACGCAAATTATTCGCACCAAAGCTCACAGACTTAGAGTTCCAATTTTTTCTAGGTTTAGGTAAGGCCACGCAATTAAATCCTTTCTTAAGAGAAATATGGAGCGTTAAGTATGCAGATAATTCACCAGCCCAAGTTTTCATAGGTCGAGACGGATATAGGAAAGCAGCACAAGCACATTTAGAATATGATTATCATCAATGTGACGCCGTGTATGAGAATGATCAATTCTGCGTTGAAAATGGAGAAGTAAGCCATTCCTATAAATTAGTCAACAGAGGCGCATTAGTTGGCGCATACTGCATAACAAAACGGCATAAATCATCAAAACCTATTTTCGTATTTGTAGAGCTCAAAGAATATACCACCGGAAAAAGCCTTTGGAATCCTCAAACCGGAAAGCCTGCGACCATGATTAAAAAGGTAGCTGAAAGCCAATGCTTGCGAGCTTGCTTCCAAGATTTATTAGGCGGAACTTATTCTGAGGAAGAAATGCAAAAAACATCTGAACCTAAATCTAATAATTCTAAAACACTCATGGACAAAATAACGGCTGCCAAATCTAAAGACGTGGAAGATGAATCAGAAGTCATAGAAATGCAAGCCTATGCTAAGCCTGAGCAACTGAAAGAGATACACGCGCTTATGGCAGTAAAAGTTTTTGAAACCGGCAGACTTAAAAGCGCGCTTGATCACTATAAAGTTGATACAATTGGGCAGTTATCAGAAATTCAGGCGGATGATTTTATATCAAAGTTAAATAGATTGGCAGACAAGGAATAATTATGGGAAGGATAGACGTACAAACATTAGTATTAGCATTTGAAAAAAGAATAGAAGAACTGGAAAAAAATCCCCCAGATAAAGTACCGACGTCTGTAATAATAAAAATGTTAGAAAATTCAATTGATGAATTGTTAAGGAGTCATTTTAAAGAATTAATCAGAAGAGAATTAGAAATACAAATTAAACAAGAATTTAAACAGATGCTTAATGAATATACCCATGAAATTATAACAAATATTTTCAAAGATGAAGATTTTAAAAATGCGATAGAAAAAAAGATAAAAATTAATATTGAAGGTCACATCGTAAAAATATAAAAAGGAATAAAATGGATCAATTTTCAGACCACTTGATGGAAATAGCTTGTGAATCAAAAGAGAGCATCTTATCATTTTTAGATATTTATGATTTTGAAAAAGAACTGCCTCCTCTAGAATTTTGTGCGTTTCTAAAAATTCTAGAAATGATTATACTAATAACCACAAAAAAGATAGCTGATTTTCCTGACGGCAATGTTATAAATGGCAGAACCATTTTAAATATTATAAAAAAATCCATAGATTACATAGAAAAAAATACGGGTTATATGAATAAGATAAGCGGTCAATGTTAATAATCATAAAGGGTGAAAATGCTTTCTTACAAAGATAAAACATTTTGCGTGTCAGATGATTGTAATAATGATTGTGACAGAAAGTTGACTGATGAAATTAAAGAGGGAGCTAAGAAATCGGGCTTACCATTAAGCGTTGGATATTTTTGCGGGCTTCCTGAATGGTGGAATAAAGGTAATTATAAATGAAATTTGAAGAAGCATTAACAAAAATGAGAAATGGGGCAAAAATAAAAAACCCATTTTTTGAAGAAGATGTTTATTTCCAGGCTTGCAGGATAGGACTTATTTTTGATGACTCTCCTAAAGATAGCTGGCCTATTTCTATTGTAAAAATGCAAGGAGATAGACAGCATATTGACATGAAGCCCTCTCATAGATGCGATAAACACGGGATCATCCCTCAATTACCATTGTGTTTAGTAATGTCTGATGATTGGATGGTTGAAGAATGAATAAAAATGAATGTGAACAAGTTGCAAGAATAATAGACCGTGTCTTTTCATTAGAAGAAAATATCTCACCATTTACTATTTCTGAAGTGTTTATAGTTTTAGGAAATATTATTGGTTCATATGAGAAAGAAGCGTTACACCCTCCTTTTGAAAGAGAAACAAACGAGTTTAATCAAGCATGCGATCATAAAAGTGATGGATATAGTTATATAACGCAGCACAAACCTCAAATTCATTCCAAAAAATGCGAAAAATGCGGAGAATTTTACAAATGAATAGCATAATAGCCCCATGGGTAATTTTTGTTACATTTTGTTTTACACTGCCAATTACGTCTACCTTAATAGAATATTGCAATTGGGGAATAATACATACCATTATGTTTTCCGTGGGATTTTCAGCTATTATCGCTCATATAATTATATCTTTGATTGAAAAAAATGAATGATTTTACAAAAGAAGAATTACAAGACATTTTGTCATGGGCAGTACTTTATTGTCATATCAGCGGTCAGCAAGTTTTTTGATCGCTACGCTATATTTTTTCATTACCTTCTTCCCGGCAGCTTTTACTTCACTCTTCGTAGCCTCAACCTTGGTCTTAGACACAGCAGTTTTTTGTGGGGTAAGTTTTTTAGTATTAGATTTTGGAGGTGTTTTTTTCATATGTTACAAAATTAAAGTTTAAGTGGATATAATTACGATTATAGTTTTATTAAATACATAATCAATGAAAATTTTGGAACATCAGCACATAGTGATGGGCTCTGCTTATTGATTTCGAGGGACACTCATGGGACACTAGCTAGCAAGTAATGGCAATAAATACCAATGATTAGCAAGAATACGTTTTTGATAATACATTGATTTTATTATTGTTATTTGTTGTAGAATGTTGCCCTTGATAGCTCAATCCAGGACTGTTAATCATTAAATGAAAATAGGCATAATAATCAATAGGTTAACTATAATATGCTTCTTTATAGCAATATTAATTGCATTAGACTATCTGGCAGAATTTATTATTCATATAACAAAGGAATTATTATGGAAAGTTATGATGATTTTTTAAATGAAAACCCTATAGAAATAAAGATTTATTATTTTACTAATACAGGGTTTAGATGGGTAGTCCACGCACCAATGCAATTTTATTGCTCAAGCCCTGAAGATGTAGTATCTACTTCAGCGGAGGCCTATTCGGCTGCACAAGCATGGGTTGACGCCAATTTAAGCTAATATCTTATTTTTAGACTTAATTTCTTTATTCTCTGGAATTATCCCCTTCATAGAATTTATTTCTTTGCTTAAAGCATTTACTTTTTTACGTGTTTCTCGAAAATCAGCTATAATTTTTGATTCAAATTTTTCTAATCGCTCAGTTAAATTATCTTGCAATATTCCTTCTACAGGGCAATACTTATTTTTCTTAATTGCGAGAAATATCTCTGAAGATAACCCAAATGCTTGCATTATTTCATAATCAGCATATCCATTTTTTAGATATTTTCGGATTTTCAATAAATCATCTAAATCAGGTTTTATATTATAATTCCCATTATTGGCTTTTTTTCGCCATTCGGATTGTATTATTTTAGATTTTTTTATGGATGGCTGCCAATTATCTAAGGTTATACCATCATTTTCTTCATCTATTAATTTTCTTTTGTTACCAACTTCTAAATCAGAATCTTCATATGTATAGATATCAATTTTTCCAAGTCCATTATTCATCCGTATATCCTTATATTCCATTATCCACTTTATTATAAAACTGTACGTCATGTATTTCTATTCTTATAATATATATAAATGAATTAAGGATAATTTATTTATATAAGGATTTATGAATGAAATTTAACATACAACAATGGCGTAATTTTTATGACATATCGCATGGATTAGGAAGAATATTAAATAATAAAGAATTGAAATTAGATAAAAAATTAAAAGAAGATTTATTTAATGCTATTAATATAAGCCTTAAAAATTCTAGAAAATATTTAGATTCTAAATATATCTTCATGCCACGGCCAAAATGGGAATACAAAATTGAAGACCCAAGAACTCATGCTTCACATAAAGATTTTGCATTTAATCATTTAATTTAATAAATAACCATTTCGAGAATATCCTCTAAATGGTAAAATGCGGTAAAGACAACTGCGGCGTTGACAGTGAAACGCTATATCCTGTCATGGGATGAAGCCGGCAAGAGCAGGTGCAATTCCTGCCGGTTGTCTACAATTTAATCTCCTTTAATAATATCAATTGCTAATATAATAGAATCATCTAATTTAGATTTTTCATATTTTTCAATACCCGATTTTTTTGAGATATTTTTATTTTTGTTCACAAAATCCACAAAGAACGATTCATTTTTATACGCATTTTTAATAAATGGATGTTTTGAAAACCCAATTATGTAACTTACTTGCAACAATTTTGACTTGTCTTTTACATATTCAGCAATAAAATGCCCCGCTTCATCATAAGAGTTAGAGCTCACAAGAGATAATGACTCTAAAAAAGCCCCTGGAGCAAACATAGTGCTTAAGCCATCTGAAATATCGGATTTCATATATTCATCATATTTATCATTGATTGATTCTAAATATTGTCGTATTTTCACTTTGTTCACTAAGCTTACATCATTTAAATTTTTTGATAGCGCTTCTTTTACATAATAAAAAAACCTCTCTTCAAGTTGTTTATCTTTTTTCTTTTCTAACAACGATAAGACTTCATCTGTGTACTTGTTTTGAAGCTCTGGAATTTGAATCATCAGGTTACACTTAAACCCAATTTGTTCATATGAATCTTGATTGTTAAAAACATCGGTTAATTTATCAATATTAGCTAATATAAAATCTTTTGATCCCATCATAATAATACTTTCTGTTGCTATTAACTTATCTTCTGATGAAACATCATTGTTTTTTATTAATATCTCGTAAAAATTTTCTAAAAGAATTTTTCTATTTAAATCAGTTTGGAAATTATCGTATCTATTATGTATAGATTGCGTTACTTTTAATAACATGGTTTTTAATTCTGGATCATCGGTTTCATTATATTTTTTAATTAAATCAGGAAGTAATTTTGGCTTTGCAACACCGCGTAAATAATCTAATAGAAAATATTTCTTCTCATGGCCTTTTAATGCACGGTCTATATAAAATCCCCATAATTTTTCAGAGATATTTTTCATTTTATCATTCCCTTGCTTATCTATCGTAGAAACGAATTCATTAAGACTAATAGAATCTAATTGCTCAGGAGTAACCGTTTCAATTTCATATTGTTTCTGATTACTTCCTTCAGGGATATATAAAAAATTATCCATGGATCTCGGACCATCATGATTGCCTTTGGGAAATGCCTGAAATATAGTAGCTGGAGTAATAATCTTTCCTGATAAAAGATTAAAACCACCAAAATTATATAAATAATTTAAGAATGTATCACACCTGAATTGACCTCGTTTAGTCGTTACACAACTATCAGTCGGGTATCCTCGCAAATCACCTTTAGCCGGAAAGGCAATGGAAGTCATAGTGTAGTCTGATCTCAAACATCTTTGTGAATTAGCTTCCCTAAGAACATTTAGCGATCTCTGCGTATTATCTAACACACCATACCTACTTCCCCAATAAGGCGTTATATTTTTGAATTGTTGAATAGTATTTGCTTGGACAACTCTTTTTTTATCATTAAGCACTTCCACTACCATGGCAGCAGGCTTTCCTATAGTAGGACCCATAGTTATCCCAACATGTCCAACAGAACCAAGTCCTGGAGTGTTTAAATCTCTTGCTATAACCTCTCCTGGCAATATCGTTAGTGCTTGCGAATATGTAAAATTAGATGAAACACATAATAGAACAAAAGTAATTTTTTTCATTATTATATCCATTTTTTAAATGGCGCATTAGAATTCATTTTTCGGAGCATTTCAATGAATATATTTTATAAATCAGATGAAAATAAAAAGTTAATCTCATGTACTATAGATGAAGAACGATATCATACATGGTATGAAGCCAACGAAGGTCATAAAGAAGCAATAGAATGAGTTAAAAATGGATGCAATGAACATGAATGACTTTACGAAAGAACAATTTATTGAAAATAATATAATTCTTGGCGTTCAAGAGGTTTTAAGAATGACAGGGGTAAGCCGAAGGACTTTATATCGAATGATGAAAGATAACGAATTCCCTAGGCCATATAAAATTACTAATTCTCGAATCGGATGGAAAAAATTTGAATTAATTGAATGGATTAATAAGTTGCAACATGGAGAATACAAGGGTGCAGAATAGACTGAATAAAAAATGGATGCAATAACAATGAAGACTAAATGTAAATGCAAATCTATATCTGAAGAAATTTTGCGATCTGTTGTTATTATTACGCATAAATTATATAAAAATGACATATTGACTGATGAATATTTTAAAAAAGAGTTTGATAAATTAAAAACAAAGTTTTTAAATGATGGGTATGAAATAATAACACATAAGATAGAATGAGAAGAATAATTGAAAATATTAATTGCTTGTGAGTTTTCCGGTATAGTCAGAGAAGCCTTTAAAAATAAAGGCCACGATGTATGGTCTTGCGATTTATTGCCAACAGAAATAGATGGGGATCATATACAAGACGATGTTTTAAATATATTAAATGATAATTGGGACATGATGATAGCTCACCCACCATGCACATATATTAGTAATATGAGCAATTGCAGAATAAAACAACCTGGAAGAATTCAAAAAAGAAAAGAGGGCATGGAATTTTTCATGAAGTTAATCAATGCACCCATAGAAAAAATAGCGATAGAAAATCCAAGAGGATTGCCGGAGAGAGAATACAGAAAAGCTGATCAAATTATTCAACCTTATCATTTTGGGCATCCAATATCTAAACAAACTTGTTTGTGGTTAAAAAATTTACCTTCATTAAATTATACTAATATTGTAGAACCTGAAAGAAAATGGGACGGTAGGCGTTACAGAACATGGGTAGATACTTGTAAATCACATACAGGAAAATATAGATCAATAACATTTCAAGGTATTGCTGACGCAATGAGCGAACAGTGGGGATAAACAATTAAGGTATATTCATAAGCCTGATTAGTATAATAATCAGACTTATGGCGATTTTAGTTTAATTTAAAGTCAATATGTTATTGAATTACCGTTACAGTGCTTTAAAAGGCCATGACAAAAAGTGCCCAACAAAAAGTATAAATTAAATACAGAGTTTTGATATAAAATATAAACACTTTGTTTTATTTATTCCTGATTTGCTCTTGATTTTTTCTTTACTCTGCGTTCTAGATTAGACAATCTATTTCTTAACTCATTCAATGATTTATGGACGGCGCGATTTTCATCAATCTGCTTATGATAATGAAACCATAGTAATTCAAATCTTTCAGAATCTTTCATAAATTAAGTGTCTCTATGTTTTTATACATATTGATATTTTCTTCCATATCATTTTTTATGCAATCATAACATCCTAACAAAATATCTTTTTTTAAGCATGATGCAAATAATAGCAATCCTTTTTTCTTATCTGATAGCCACATTTTTTCTTTACATATAGGACAATCAAAGATTTCTGAATGTGAATGATCATCAGGTTTTTTTACATAACTCGAAAGAGGTGGGCACATAACAACCACTAAATCATCGCTCATTTTTACTGCTCCGAATTCCAATGATAAGAAAATATATGCTAAAGAGTTCAATCACATTGTTTTATCACATCCTTGGAATCAATAAAATAAGTATCTGACATTTTAAGATAGCAATCTATTATTTTTACCGCCTCATCAAATCCCCATGCAACTATAGCTAAATAACCTCGTTGCATTTTCCTGTCGATAAATGATTTTTGATGAGAAGTTAATTTGCCTTTGTCGATCTTAAGTTCAATCCATAACCCAAAAAATCCACCTTTAGCCACACCTAAATGAAAGTCAGAAACTCCTCTTTTAACCCCCATTTTTTTTAAGATAGAACCAGTAATGACAGAGCATTTTCGCTCATTAGCAAAATGATGAAAGTCTTCAAAATATTTTGGATACGCTAATTCAAACCATTTAACAATTTGCATATGAATTTTTTGTTCAACATTATTTCTTTTCTTACGCAGCACTGCCTTCTCTGATCATGAGGGCAACATCGATAGAATTTCTATAACTTTCTGTCCAGTTAGCTTTTATTGATTCAATTGAAGCTTTAGTCCAATCTTGTTCACCAAGTGCTTTTATTAAATCATCTAAACTTAATAATTTTGCAAGCCCTATTTCCATTGCAATGATAGTTATGGCATTTTTGACACCTTCAGGACGACCTAGAAACCAATCATGCTTTATTAAATATCGCTGTAAATATTCTATATCATTATCCAGCATTAAGTCAGCTTCGTCTTTATTAATACCAAGATTATCAAGCATTCTGCTGTATCCTATTATTACTTTTCCATTATTTTTTAGAAACGGATGCGAATGATAGGTGAATCTGCTTTTTATCCATAGTTTTAAATTTGTATCCATACTTACCTCAAATTATTTTTGCATTATCCTGATTGCAAACGGGGTCTACAACGAGTGAGCATCCATACTCACTCGCACATAGACATATCAACATCAAAGCTATCCATAGCTTTTTCATATGAACCCCTAAGCTGGTGTAACAACTCTATATTTAACGTATAAAGTAACAGTGCTATCACCGGTTGTGAATGCCGCAGTAGCATTTGACAAATACACTGCTGTATTTTTTACAGTGGCTGGAGCATTCAACGTTGCCGCGCCAGATCCATTTGCTATATATCCGCTTGCTGCCACTCCGTTTAAAGTAGCTGCTGCAATAGAAGCACTTGCTGGAGATCCAGCACCGTGTATAGTATTACCGTATTGAGCCTGTATGGCTCCTCCTGCTGCATATTGGGCAGAAACGAAAGCTATATCCCATAAGATGCTATCAATAAGGATTAACTTTCCAGAACCTGGGGCTGCCAATAATTGAACAGGAGTAGCATACATTCCATTAATTTGAGCTGCTGTAAGATTAACAGTGGCAGTGGCTGCAACATCTAAAGCTAATTGGGCATAATCAACAGCATTATTAGCAATTTTAGAACCGGTAATAGCTCCTGCTGCTATTGTTAAGGCTCCTGTATTTGCCATAGTTCCATCGCCAGACATGGCAACGCCTGTAGCAACATTAGAAGCATTTCCAACAAAAATTTCGGTATTAGCTAAGGTATCACTTAAAGACCCAGGAGAATCTGGGGCTGCTATAAATGAAGA